CACAGCGTCTGCAAAGATATTGTTCATGCCTTGCTTCATGCTGACATAACTGACACTCCATTTATTTACCCCTATTTATTTTCTAATTGCTTAAACAAATCATGAACATTGTCAAAGTCTTCATATCCTTCTGGCTTTATCTTTTGTTCTAACTTTTTATTGATTTGATCAAGACTTTCTAATCTTTGTTCCCATCGTTTTACTTTAACTCCAAGGAATAAGACTATTAAAGCAGCAGGCCATCCAACTGCATACCCAAGAAATCCCCAAATGATTGTGCTTCTGGCATATGCTAATGCTATGAATCCTGCTAATAACATCCATACAATATTCATTACTTATCACCATCATATTCTACAAAGCCAATCTCTTCCATCTTACTACCACAACCACCACATTCATTAATGTCTATCTGAACACATTCATCATTCTTACACCAATATACTTTGTGATTCATTTGTTCTCCAAACGCTTGTAAGTAGATATAGTTTATTGCCTTGAAGATTTTACGCTTCTTTACTTCTTCTGGTACCGCTTTTATTTCGTGCATGATTCCCCCTATTTCATCTTCTTCTTGCTGTTTTCTGATTCTATATTCCGCTTGGTATTCTTTGACGCATACTCTGCATTTGGTAGTGTGCCTTGTAGTTGAGCCATGAGCAAGAGCAAAGTATTTTTCCTGAAGCGGATATTCAATACCACAAGTGATACAAATTCTTTTATCCACTTCATCACCACTCCTTCCGCTTGATTTCTGGCGTATCTATAATCTTAGGCATTTTGAATTACTACCTTTAGATTATATTCAGCAGCCATATCCATTAGTTTGCGACATGTTTCATGAAAGTCTAATGCCTTCATATGCTCATCGTGGTTATCATAAGAACTGCTTGATGTGCTTGGAAGTATTACGACATTTGGAAATAATCCTCTAACCAATGTCTCTGATTTAACTTGTTCTGTATTCATTAGCGTGACCCCTTTTTATTCTGTTCTAACTTATCAAGATACTCTTCATATGTAAGATTGTATTTATCTTGATTACACTTTCTATGGCAAGGTCTTACATTTCTAATTGTATTCTCTCCACCTCTTGATGTTGGAATAATATGATCAGGCCAAAGAGAATATGTTGAACCTTCTCCTTGTCTTGGAAGTGTTAAGTCAATTGACTCATTACAAATGTAGCACTCTGTGCCATAAGTTTCTATTAATTGTTTTTCAGTCCAGTCTTCATGATTAACACCTGATGCAAGTGCTTTTGCTTTTCTGGCTGCTTGTCTATATGTATGTCTATTTCTTTGTGCTTCAGCCTTTTTCATGTTCCTTCTGAATTCTGGATCCATGTTGGCTAAACGATTTAGTCTATCTTCACGATAACAATCTTGGCACACTGCTCTTAGTCCAAACTTACCATCTTTTGCTTTATAGAAATAATCTAATGTTGCAGGTAATGTTCTTTTACAAGTTGTACATATTTTTGTATTCATTATGACCACAACTCCTGAAATTCACGAACTGTGGTTAATCCCTTATAATCATGGCAGTTCACGCAGAATTGTGTCTTTGTATAATCAAATGCCTGGGCCACTATCTGTGAGCACCAGATGCATATAATTGCGTCTAAATTGGTATTCATTTATTTCTCCTTGTTTGTCGTTTTTGTAGTTTTTCAACTACATACCTTAAGTCTACCATACCTTTTAAACAATGTCAAACCTACTTGGTACATGTCTGGTCAGACCTTACAGCAGCCATCCTCACAATCGCATTCATTTAGCATATTTTGAATGAGAAAATCTAATTGCTCTATTGCATTTTCTAATGCTGCTGATACGCCTTTTAGATCCTCAGCAAGGGACTTCTTGGATTCCAGGCTCAGATTCATCGGATATGATGCTCCTCCCATTTTCTAACTCCTCTATTGTTTGTAGTCTAATTGCCTGCACAAGACCTAAAATCCAGGCATTGGCAAATTGCATTTCTTCTTCGTTATCTGAAGACAAAACAATGTCTCCATCAACAATACTCCATGTGTTCATTTATTTTTCCTCATGTCTTGAATAGTACCTAAAATTGCTTTTACAGTTCCATTCTTCCTGCGTTTGATGACTTTGCCATCTTTGATAATTGTATCATTAAATGGAAGTTTACGCTTTCGCTGTCCAGATGACATTAGTTCTCCTCTCAGGAATTTAGCAAAGTATCTTTTAGGTTCATTCATATGTTTTTCTTCCCGAAATTTTTGGCTTCTTGGAAACCCCAGTTCTTTTATTTCTAATATCATTTATTGTCTGTAATTGAATATCAGGCAACGGTGCATGTTTTCCATTTCTGGATTCATAGCCTTTTATAAATTGATCCAGGTATTTATCAATAGCCTGCATAACTTCTTCATCAGACATATCTTGTATTTTTTCTACTGGATTATGTTTATAAAATCTTTTAAATATTCCAGGCTCATGTTTGGTCATTTAGTATTTCTCCAAAAATATAAAGCAAAAGCGGCACCAAGCCCAATTGGTAAACTACCTAAAACTATTCCTAAAGCACATCCACCAATAATATATTTAAACATTCTTGCTCCTTGGATTTGTGCCTTTTGCTCTTGGATTTGTTCCCAATGCTCTTGTTGATACACGCTTTTTGGCATAGCCTAACCACTCACACATTTCTGGTAAGTGTCTTGATTGTCCTGATATATCTGGATTCCAAAGAATTTCATCGCCTTTAAAAATGGCTCTATTGCAAACTATGCAAGTATTTTTATATCTATTAATCATTTTGATCCAATTGCTTGAATCTATTAATTGCCCCGAATTCATCATTCTCCTAATGTCTTATATATAATATATATTATATATGTTTTTTTAAGGAGTATTGTCCTTTAAAAGAAAACCAGTCCATTATTTTAAAATGGATAGAATTCTATAAAGAACAATTACTTGTCCTCCTGGTAGACACAAAACCTTTGAAAGTATCTAACGCATTAGGACTATTGTATCAGAAGAGTTTTTTTAATGCAAACTATAAAAAAATCAGTCTCAGGCACGAGAGGCCAGGAGAGCCATTTACCTGAGACTGACTGTTAGGAGGTGATTCCTCTCATGGCAACGAGAAGAAATTACTGATTCCTCATCAGTAGTTTTATTGTAACATAGATCAGAAAGGCTGTCAATTAATAGATTCTTGATACTATGACATTACCCTCATCATCAGTAAATTCAATTTCAAAGTATTCTATGCCGTTTTCATCTATTTTTGTTTCTGACATTTAGTACCATCCTTTAGATTTAAAATGATCCCAAGCATTGCATGGTGTTACATGCCTTCTTGAGATATATGCAAGCGTAGCAACTAATTGACTTACGCCTGTATTGGATTTTTTCATGCCCAATCCTTTATATGTTGAATCAAGCATTTGGCCTATTCCACTGGCTGTAGAAATTGGATTTTCTGCTTTAGGATTCCATGCTGATTCTTTTCCTATCAACTTGGTAAAGCAGGAATATTGTTCTTTTGTTAGCAATTCTTTCGCTACCGCCTTTGCGTTGACCTGCATCAATGGAGGTCTTGGCTCGTAGGTTACTGGAACTGCTGGTGTTGGGCTGGTTAATTGTAATATTAGCACTGCTATCATTATTAATAATCCAGCGATTGTTGTATTTTTGCTTATAATTAGATTGCTCCTTTTTAAGCCCCATTTTGGCCCCTATGAGTTTCTGTAGGATGCCATTTAAACGCCTTCTAAGGGGGTTTATAGACACTTTAAGATACTCACTGATCCCTGATGAGTAGGAGGCCCCAGAATCGCTTCCAGGGCCTTTATAGGATGATCTGCCAATTCTATTAGTGAGAGGTGCAGTGTTCCTATTGTCTTATTATACCAGTTACTTAACTTTTATTCCAAACTCTGTTGCTTTTGGATCTACCGCTTTAAGGATAGGGCCAAGTAAGCCTGCTATAAATGCGTTCAATAATACTTTTGGCTCAGTCTGTCCAGCCATGTAAAGGGCTACAACAGATGCAACTGCTGCTCTGAGATAGGAATTTAATCCTGCGATCAACTTATCTTTATTTGATAGTTCAACCTTGGCTTTTGCCATTTTTTACTCCTTTGAGTTTCATATTTTTTATTCTTTTTTCCACCTCGTCTGGAGTTTCAATTATCTCAAAGTGCATTTCATCTTTGCGCTTTGTATAATCACCACCCCAACGAAGACCATATTTCTTGCATAATTCTCTGATAATTATAGCCTGTTGCTTGGTAAATGTATTAGACATGCCTAATGGATGCTTAGTGGCATTCAAATCTATGGCTGTTCCTGATGCGTGATTACTCAAATCAGAATCACTACCTCTGACTTCTCTATAGGCGTATGCCCAATCATCAAACACACCCTCATCAATAGGCTCTACTTGAGCGTGAAATTCTGCTGCAAAGGCAGCCAAGATTACTCCAGCGTCTTTCTGTAATCTCATTTTTCTATCAGTGTTTTTGATTTTGAATTCCTTGATGCCTATTTCCTTTTGGTCAGGCGATGCAGGCCATCCATTTTGAGATTTTTTCATTCTTCACCCTTTGATACAAATGTCTTCTTGCGTGGCTTTGGCTTATTGGACTCAACTAAAATAAAGAAGATTTCATCTACCCTTGCCTCAAGTCTATTAACTTGATCTTTTATGCTTGATCCGCCATTTGGCCTTAGTTCTGATAAATAATGCTTGACCAGCCATTTTACTGATCCAACGAATGCTACTGCTATTGTGATTGCAGAAACTATAAAGCCTGCCCATTGCTCTACGCTCATTTGTTTATTTCTCCTTGTATCCATGTATATGTCTGAGTTAGGCCATATTCCAGATCTTCGTCTGGTGCATAACCCAAAACATTTTTAATTAGTTCATTGTGTGAAGTTCTTGCATGGACTCCAAGAGGACCTGGGACATGCTTTTTTGTTAATGTCTTGCCTGCTATTTTGCAGACAATATCCACTAACTCATTTATAGACACATTTCTTTCAGAACCAATATTTATTGGCTCAAAGTATTTATCTTGTCTATAAAAATCTATTGTGGCTTTTATAGCCTCATCAATATATAGAAATGACCTATGTTGATTTCCATCTCCCCAGATTTCTATTTCGTCTGTTGCCATTGCTACTTTTCTACAGATAGCAGCAGGTGCTTTCTCTTTACCGCCATTCCATGTGCCATACGGACCATAGACATTATGATAACGAGCAATCTTATTCTTCATGCCATAGTTGCGGTTATAGGCTAAATAAAGCCTTTCGCTAAATAACTTTTCCCATCCATACTCTGTGTCAGGTTGAGCGGGATAAACAGTATCCTCACGAGTATTTATAGATCCTGGATCCATCTGATTATACTCTGGATAAACACAGGCAGTAGATGAAAAGAAGATAGATTTAATTCCTACTTTTTCTGCTTGCTTCAAAACATTTACATTTATTAAAATAGAGTTACCCATTACTTCAGCATCATTGTCGCCAGAATTTATGTATCCAGCACCGCCCATGTCAGCAGCGAGTTGATATACTTCATCAAATCTAAAACTAAGAATTCTCTCTACAAATTCTTTTTTTCTTAAATCTCCAACTATAAATTCATTTGCATATGTAAATCCATCATCTGGCAGTTTTAAATCTACACCACGAACCCACAAGCCTTCTTCTCTTAATTTTTTAACTAAATGGCTTCCAATAAATCCGCCTGCGCCCATTACTAATGCTGTTGTCATTTTCCCCTCGCTATTTTCTGATTATAGGTATTTTCCCAATCAATAATATCTTGCTCATCATTTAGTAATGGCTGACCTTTGATATTTAGACTGGTATTTAAAAGTATTGGAACTCCTGTCATGGCGTACCAATTAGACAGAACTTCATATAATCCTGGATGCTGTTCTCTATTTACAGTCTGTACTCTTGAAGTACCATCTTTGTGAACAACAGCAGGAATCTTTTCTGGTTGTAGACATTCAACAGCGTATTGCATGTAAGGGCTTGTAAAATCCATCTTGAACCATTTACTTGCATGTTCTTCCATAACGACAGGGGCGAATGGCCTAAACAATTCACGCTTCTTAATTAAATTTACCTTATCCTTGATATTAGGATCTCTTGGGTCTGCAAGAATAGAACGATTGCCCAAAGCACGAGGTCCAAATTCTGCTTTGCCTGATGCAACAGGAACAACCTTATCTCTGATTAATCCTGTAATAATTTCTTTTACTGGATAAGGTCCACCTAAGTCATAGCCAAGATATGGGTCTTTCCAATTCAAATGCTTTCCATACGATGCTGCTGCTGCACCTAAAGAAGAACCAGCATCTCCAGGATTAGGCATTATCCAAACATCATCAAACATTCTCCAAAGCATTGTGTTGGCTGCACAGTTAAGGGCACAACCACCCATGAATACAAGATTTTTTTTACCAGTTAACTTTTGAGCCATAGCCATAAAGTTGACAAGTCTATCTTCATATACCCTTTGAACTGCTGCTGCAATATCAAACTTCGCTTGATCATCAATAGTTTTATTCCAGTCTAAAATGCCTTTATGGAAATTATACTTTTGCTTATTTATATCTGGAAAATATTCCTTTACTTTAAGGTAATATCTTGTCCAATCCCCATATGCTGCCATACCCATAAAAATATATTCTTCTTCGTTAGGTTTTAGTCCAACTAATTGTGTGAATGCTGAGTAGAATAGTCCAAAACTGAATGGGTAGTTTTTTGCATAAACCCGCTTTAAATTGCTACCTTCGCCTATCCATACTGTAGATGTATTGAATTCTCCAATTGCATCAAGTACAACAATCACCGCATCATCAAACTTGCTTGTATAGTAACCAGCAGCAGCATGAGAATGGTGGTGGCTAAATGATTCTCTTGGAGTCCATTTTAGATCTGCTCTATTGAGATAGTAAGGCTTTGATCCTCCAAAGCCACCACGAGTCTTTATGCGTAGTTTCTTTAGCCATCTATTTTCATAATAGGCTATTTGATCAGGTTCTCCATAAGATAGTGCTTCATCTATAAGAGCGTCATTGGTGAACCAGTCGTTCTTTTCTTTGCTAAATCTTTCTGCGTGGGCAGCAAATAATATGTTGCCATCTTCTATAAGTGTTACTGACGCATCATGCGTAGTTTCATTAATTCCTAAAATCTTCATTTAAATTCCCCATAGTATCTAATTGTCCAACTTTGTTTTTAAAATCATTGTGTCTTGGGTCTATCCCATGTTTTGGTGGCATACCTATCACATAGTTATTAGAAAGCAATCCTGCAGATTGGCTAAATGCAGAATTACCAACTATTAAAACTTTTGCGGTTAACATAAATACTAAAGAATCATATGTATCCATATCGTCTTTAATTATTATATTTGGAATAATACTTTTAAATAAATCAACATTAATACTTGTGTGTGGATAAGAGCCATCATTATCTTTATATAAATGTGGCTGACCCCACATGCGCTCTTGTGCATGTCCTTTTGGATAAAAAGAATTATTGGTAGAATCTGTGCAAATAATAATTTCTGGATTATCTAATTTTAATTTATCTATTATTAGAGGTATTTGTTTTAAAACATTTTCGTAGAACTCATCTGGAACATATCTTGGATTTTCTGGTATTGCATTTCCTCTTCTAATGTGTATAACTATAGAGTTATGAACTATATCTTGGAATTTATTAAAATGTACTGCTTCTTTTAAGAACTCAGTATCAGCATTATTTTTTGCATACCCTGGAGGCAGTGCTCCTAATCCAACCTCTTCACACAAAGTCTTATATGGAATTTTATCAAAATCTATATCTTGCCAGGGATTAAACAATACATTGTTAAACTTATTCATTAACTCTAAATATTTAGGATCTTCTTCTCCATCAATACCATCAGATTCATGAATTAAGAACCAATCTATTGGCGTGTTCTCAAATAGTTTTCCGTAATGTTTAGCATATGACATTGCATATATTTTTTTCCACAGCATAGCACCTAAGCCATCTGTAGTTTTAAATTCTTTTACTATTTCTGTCATAGCCATCCTCGCTTAGACAACTCATTATAAAAAAATTCTGCTATATGTAATTGTCTATGAATTCCTGGATGAGGCCAATACGCTCCAGGACCCCATTCTCCAGCAATCTTATGATAATCATATCCATAGTCAAAAATTTCTGGATGCTTTTCTTTATATTCTATATGGCATCCTGGCCAATCTATCATTTCAAAATATGGAGTCAATTCATCAGGGCTGGATACAAAAACACCAGTTTCAAAGTTTGGTGGAAATTGTTTTCTAACTGGATCTGGTATGTAGTTTTTGAAGTTTTTATTTAAAAATTCTTCTTGTTCGTTAGTTAATCCTGTAGACCAGCAAGACCAAATTAAATTAATATCTGCTGCTTCACAGAAGGCTTCAAGCATTTTTATATGATCTAAATTTTGATAGTAGACCCACTCATATGGTAATATTTCTTCGTAATCCCATGGTGCTGATACCTTTGTTTTTTTAGGCTTATGATTAATATACCAATCTCTTAGCCCATTTCCATAGCCATCTATAAAATAAAATCTCTCAAAATTAGCAAAATAGGCTATTACTGTTTTAGGCTTATAACTATATTGATGTATAGCACCCATAAAACTGGAAACTAACTTATTTGCTGCCGCCCCAGAATAGGCCAAATTAGCCACAGGTTGACCTATAAGGCCTGTTAGTATGTCGCTCCATCTCCCCCATACAGGAAGGCCCTGTCCAAGCGTTATAGAGCATCCTAAAGCGATTACAGGGGGTCTGGTGGATAGTTCTATGGACCTTAATCCATCACTGTTCCAAATATAGTTGTATTCAGGTCTTGGAATCTCAGAATGTCCTGCTAATATTGGATTTATTTGACTATAGTCCTTATCAGGATTATTTCTATCTAAGCCAATATGAGGAATAACACGACGATTAAATACATTAAATAGCATTAGTAAATCACATGACCTTTTTTGATCTTTCTGTATTTACGCCACATCATAAACTTATATTTAATTCTTTTTAACATTTAGACTCTTCCCATTCTCTCCACCACATTTTCCTGCCTAAATCTAATGGATAGTTATTCCATGAATAAGGCTTGCCTTCTGCTTTTGGCGGATTATCAAAGAAATCCCATGTCTCAATACCCTTTTGATTTCTAACTCTATGGATATAAGCACTATAGGTACTTCCTGATGTACCCACAAAATTTACAGAATCATGTAGGACTAAATTGCAGATAAGGCCAAATATGACTTCATCTTGGAAAGGCAGAGATAAGAAATCATCTCTAAAGTTATTTACGATATATTCATCTAACAAAATAAATCTATGTTTATTATCTTGAACCATTTTATGTCCTGGCTCACATGTAGATACTACAATTGGTATATTATTTTGTTCAAATTTATTTAGCCAGTCTTCAAACATACCCTGAGTAGTTTCAAACATCTTAACATGATCAGATAGCCTTAAATGCATACCCTGAAAATCTCCAAGGGAAGCGGATATTTTCTTGGCTAAATCAACATAGACTTGTTTAAATCTAACTGATGCCAATGCATTATTTAATTCTGGGCTTCTGTCATAAAAGAATCTTGAGTACCAGCCTAATGTCTTTTTGATGTGTATAGGTCTATCTAAAGGTATTCTTGCTCTACCTTCTGCAAATGCTAATTCATCTTCAGATATTTCTGACTTTGTGCTGAAATAATAATTATTGAGCATATCCTCAATTACTACTTCTTCCTGCTTAAACTTGTCAATCTTCTGATCTATTATTGTTAAATCAGCATCAAATTGTAATATATCTAATAAGTGTGGAAATTGATCAGGATTGGTAAAGCCTTCTCTTTGAGAATTGTACCATCTGCTTGGTGTAAATATAGGAACTTGTCTATTATCATATAGATGATCACCAGCATTGCTTATATAATGAACTATAAGAGGTCTTTTAGTTTCATGAGATATACCTGCTGCTATTTCCAGGCTCATCACCTGATTAATCATCCCTGTAGGGTTATATAACTGAAAGAATATTTTATCTGTTATTCCACTCATCTTCTGTTATTTCACCTCTGACTACCCGCAGATAGTCTGGCCCCTTCGTAAAATACCAGTGATCAGGTTCAGCAAAGTGGAAGAAAATCATAGCAACAACATTTGTTTCTGGATTAGGAAATTCTTCTCTCCAGTGCCATTGATCATTTCCATAATAGGCTAATGCCTGATTTGGATATAGTGTATAAGGCTTATCATCTACATACAAGTCCCATGGTTCGTTTTGATAAACGCACATGTCAAGGGTGTAGGTGCAAGCGTTGTCATCTTTGTGCTTGTATAAACTTGGAGCAGGATCTTGTCCTTCATAGTGTGCAAATAAAGCATATGTTGGCAATAAGCCTTCGCTGTTAAATGCTTCTCTTGCTACTGGAATTAATTTATCTGCTAATTCTTTTAGTAATGGTAGGCTGTTATCTGCAACACAATATCTTGAGAATCCCCCAGAAAATTCAAAACTCTTAGGATTTGCTACAGAAAGAAGTAATCTTTGATAGTCTTCTTCACTTAAAATATTATTAACTATTAATGTATCTTTCATCGTAACCAACTCACCACCGCATATCTGGTTCCTTCTGTTACAGGAGAAACAGAGTGATTGTATACATATGTAGATGGAAATATAAACAACTCATTTGCTTTTGGCTTATAAGTAATACCAAATCGTGGGAAGTTAATTTCTCCGCCTTCATAATTATCATTCATATAATAAACAGTAGATACTCTTCTATGATAATCCTGATGATCGTCTATATGATCAGTAAATTGTTGACCAACTCCATATTTCAAAATGCCATAAGTATCATGCCAAACAGTATCAACTCTATACATAGACTTGTAGTCTTTTTCACGAGGATCAAAATGTTCAAAGAATAAATTATTTAGACCCACTACTAATGTTTGAATAGGATTCCGTGTAGGCTCATTAATTATTCCGCCCCTATAGGTAACGCCAATTGTAGATGTGCTTCTTGACATAGTATTAACATGTTCTTTATCGCCTTCTCTAACAATAGCGGCTCCCCATTGCATATTAGCATTACTCATGCCTGATTCAAGATCTTTGTATAGATTTTCACTATTTGGAATTACATCGCTATACACTACTATTCCTGGTGCTATTTCTTTTTTATTCATTACCATTTTCCTATCGGACACTTGGCCATCTCTAATTTAGTCTTAGAATTCATAAAACAGCCACATTTTTTGCATTGAGAACTTAATTTAAAAAATTCAGGACAGCCTTTACAGATTTCAAATCTTTGTTCTGCTAATTCTGGAGTAGCATGTTTAGTAGCAGGATTTAGCATATCTAATGGGGTTACACCATTTTTCTCTTTATATTCTTGCCATTTTGATTTTAACATTTTTCCCCTTATTTATATTACGGCATGTAGCCTGTAACATCTCTATTTGTTATAATAAACTTTTCTCCATCAAATTTTGCATTTGGAGACTCTACATATCTACCATATGGATAATCTGCTAAATTTAATACCATTGGATTGCTTAGGAGAATACTACCAAAATATTCTGTAGTCTGAAGTATTTCTACTTCCTCGCCATTTTTAAAGAATTTAACTGTAATACCATCATGATCAGGATATTCATCAGAAATATCTAATACTTCATCAGAATCAGTAAATATCTTGCCATGTTCTACTAATAGTGGAAGATCATATAAACATTCTCCATCAATAACCCATACTAAAGCAACTCCTGGTTTTTCTGGATCATAGGTGTATATTATGTCTCTATCGTTTATCATAGTTCTCCAATTGTATCATAGGTTCAAATATCATGTACACCATCCAGCAGTGCTACAGTTTTCACTGCCACAAGATGCTCCGCTTGCACAGAATTCTACTACGCAGCAATCTGTACTAAAGCAACCAATTAATACATCAGACGAAGTACATTTATTATATTGTTGTACAGGCGCTGGTGCAGGACTTGGAGCCGCAGGCGCTGGTGCTGGGGCAGGCGCTGGTGCTACTGGCGCTGGTGCTGGTGCAGGCACTGGAATAGGTGCAGGTGCAGGCGCTACAGGAGCAGGTGCTGGTGCAGGCACTGGAATAGGTGCTGGTGCTGGTGCTACTGGAGCAGGAGCAGGAGCAGGCACTGGAATAGGTGCTGGTGCTGGTGCTACTGGAGCAGGAGCAGGAGCAGGCACTGGAATAGGT